CGGACTCGCCGGTGGAGGAAGCAGTCTCGAGCGAACCCGTCTCTGAAATAGGACTATTTCCGGGCGATTCTGGCCAGTAATGGCTATTTTGGGCGCTGAGGAACAGCATCCATAGTTCCCAAGCCGGTGTGCCGGGGGGATTAAGTCGCTGTCACAACTGGCTTTTCAAGAATGTGACCGGAAATGACCGCTGAATTTACCGTCTATAAAAAGGCGGGCGATCAAGCCATACCCGTGTTCCGGATCAAAAACACCGTTGTACTTCAGTTGCTTACCGATCCTGAACGGGCTTGGGAATTTACCGTGATGCGGCGCCAACGTCAACTACAATCGGGCGTTGTAACGCTCGCCGATCATGCTTGCCTGACGTGAGCGGCTCGAGCCTACGGGACCGATGCCCATCGTCACATCGGTGGCCTTGCCTATTACCATCAATCGTAGTACTTCGACGGTTCGTATACCGCATATAGCGAAGTGGCGTTGAGCGGTACCCTTATCGTTCGTAAGAGAAGGTGCGAATGACGAGCGTGGTGGACCCTAAGGCGTATTGGGACCTTTTTGAAACCGTGTGGTGGATTCGTTCACGCGACGAGGAGTGGGTCGCCAACATGCAGGACAAAAGCGAGGAGGATAAGGTAGCTCTGGCCTTGTTCGGCCTCAAGCCAGAGACGAAGCTCCTCCCGCGTCTAAGCCTCCCGGAAGCGGAATTCAACGCTGCTATGCAGATGGTCTCGGCCTGCGCCGCCGAGCCTATTCTCCTGGACCAAACCCTAGATGATCTGTTCAAGAAGGTGAGCAGCGGTCAGGTCCCGATGACCGCGATCAGGTTTGGAAGGAGTAGCGATGGGCAAATCCCGGTACCGCTGGCGGAGCTTAACGGGCTGATGTTTCGGATCGCTACCGGTAATCGGGTGCGGGTGGGATTATGGTCGCGATCGCACGACTTGCTGGTTTGGAGTTCGCCGCAGTTTTTGCGGGCCGGTGCAATTCGCGCATACCCGGCGCGAAACAAGAAAACAGCGGCGACCTTCCATGCGATTCTGCGCCATTTGCGGCAGCTCATGACGGCTGAAGCGCCGCTCACCAAGCTCGAAGCACAGCAGCGGTGCATGGCCGAGGTCCCCCACGCCTACCCCGAAGCCTTTAAGAAGGCATGGGCGGAATTGGAGCCTTCTCGCAAGCGAGCGCGCGGCAAGCACGGTCCGCGATCGCATTGAGGGATCGGGAAACCTCCGAATGAAACCTTCGGCCAGAATCAGCATGTGATTCTTTTCCACTGATCGGGCCACGCTAAATCCCCCGTTCGGCGCGATGCCGTAAGGCGTCCACGTTACGGAGGTGAAGAATGACTCCAACGCAATCCGAGCTCGCGGAGGCGGCCTCGGCACGTCCCTGGCCGGCCGAGCGGATTGAGCGCTGGCCCATCGAGCGGCTGATCCCCTATGCCAACAATGCCCGGGTTCATAGCGAGGCCGACATCGACAAGCTTGCCGCCGCCATCCGCAAATGGGGATGGACGATGCCGGTGCTGGTCGACGAGGAGGGTAATCTGCTGGCCGGTCACGGGCGCCTCCGTGCCGCGGCGAAGCTGGGGCTGACATCGATCCCGGTGATCGTTGCGCGCAGCTGGAGCCAGGAGGACAAGCGTGCCTACCGCCTGGCTGACAACCAGCTGGCGGAGCGCGGGAGCTGGGACCTGGACCTGCTCCGCAACGAAATCCAAGACCTCGGGTTCGCCGATTTCGACCTCGGCCTGATCGGCTTCGAGCCGGATCGACTCGAAGACATCCTCAAGGGTGCCGGATCGAGCGGTCTGACCGACCCGGACAGTGTTCCGGAAATAACCGATCAACCGGTGGCTCGGCCGGGCGACATCTGGCTGTTGGGCAACCACCGAGTGGGCTGCGGCGACAGCACCAGCGCGGTTGATGTCATGCCAGTGCTGGCGGGATCGCAGCCTCACCTGATGGTCGCCGATCCTCCTTACGGGGTCGGCTATGATCCAGGCTGGCGGGCGCACCGAAAGCTTGGCAACGGCAAGCTCACGCAGGGCAGGGTGCTCAACGATGATCGCGCCGACTGGCGGGAGGCGTATGCGCTGTTCCCCGGAGATGCCGCCTATGTCTGGTTCGGCGCCCTGCACAGCGATATCGTCGCCGCCGGCCTCGCCGCTTGCGGGTTGCAGCTGCGCGCGCAGATCGTCTGGGTCAAGCAGCACTTCACGCTGAGCCGCGGCGATTACCACTGGAAGCACGAAACCTGTTGGTACGCCGTGCGCGAGGGCAAGGCCAGCCACTGGCAAGGCGACCGCACGCAGACCACGGTCTGGGAGATCGCCAACAACAACCCGTTCGGCAACCGACAACGCGAGCAGAGCTGGGGGCACGGCACCCAGAAGCCGGTCGAATGCATGCGTCGCCCGATCGCCAACAACAGCCGGCCCGGCCAGGCGATCTATGACCCGTTTCTCGGCTCAGGCACCAGTCTGATCGCCGCCGAAATGACCGGCCGGATCTGCTACGGTCTCGAGCTCAACCCCGCTTATGTCGATGTCATCGTACAACGCTGGGAACTCTTCACCGGGCGAGCCGCCAGACATCAAGCCTCCGGTCAATCGTTCGACGAGCGCGCCGCAAGGCAAGACCACGATCAATCAGGAGCCGCAGGTGGCGAAAACAGCCTTTGTCGCGACTGATGCGCTGCGCGAGAAGGCGCGGTATTTGGCGGGTCTCGGCGTCCCTCAGGATGACATCGCCAAGATCATCGGCTGCGCCGCCAAGACCCTGCGCAGGCATTTCCGCGATGAGCTTGATCGCGGGGTAGCGGAGGCCAATGCGACGATCTCCGGCTCTTTGTTTGGTGCCGCGAAGGGTGGAAATGTTACGGCGCAGATCTTCTGGTTGAAGACGAGGGCGCGTTGGCGGGAAGGGTTGGCGGCGGACGACCCGGTCCCGAGCGCCGATGCCGGGTCCAATTCGGAGGTGATCCTCACCTTGCCCGACAACAACCGCGATCCCGAGCTGACCCAGGTGCTGCGAGACGCCCAACAGAAATACTTCGCCGGGAAACGCCAGCGACAGCCGCCCGCAGCGTCCGATGCTTAATCCGATGCGAGACGGGGATCTACCCGTGCAGATCGATCGCACCGTGAGGACTCCAGCCGGTCACGGGCACGACCGGGTTCCTGGCAACGCCAGCTACACCGCCTTGATGAGCGGCGGGTGAACAATGTCGCCGGCTCTCAGGACCACGATTTCGGCGCAAGCAGGACCGCAGACCGAGTTTCTGCAAACCGCTGCTGACATGTGCATATATGGCGGCGGCGCCGGCGGCGGAAAGACCGTCGGACTGATCCTCGAGCCATTGCGCTATGTCGGCCGGGTGCCGGGCTTCACCGCGGTGTTCTTCCGGCGTACCACTCCCCAGATCACCAACCCCGGCGGGTTATGGGACGAGAGCCAAAACTTCTATCCGCGGCTCGGTGGCACCCCGTACCTGCGCGCGCAGGAATGGCGCTGGCCACGCGGCGGCAAGATCAAGTTTTCGCATCTGCAGTTTGCCACCACGGTCTACGACTGGCAGGGCGCTCAGATCACGTTGATCTGCTTCGACGAGCTGACCCATTTCACGGCGCATCAATTCTTCTACATGGTCAGCCGCAACCGCTCGACCTGTGGTGTGCGGCCTTACATCCGTGCAACCTGCAACCCGGACGCAGACAGTTGGGTCGCCGAGTTCCTGGCCTGGTGGATGGACCAGGAAACCGGGCTTCCGATCCCCGAGCGTGCTGGCGTGCTGCGCTATTACATCCGCCTCGCAGGAAAGATTGTTTGGGCCGATCGGCCAGAAGATTTGATCCAACACTTGCCGCCTCCGAAGGATCTGCCGCCGGGCATCGACCCGCCACGGCCGATCAGCGTTACATTCATCCCGGCCTCGGTGTTCGACAACCCCGCTCTGCTGCAGGTCAACCCGGAATATCTCGCTTGCCTGCTGTCGCTGCCGCTACTCGAGCGCGAGCGGCTGTTGGGCGGCAATTGGAAGATCCGGCCGGCGGCCGGGCTTTATTTCAAGCGGGAGTGGTGTGCCGTGGTCGACGCGGTCCCGGCCGATCTCGATATCGTCCGCTATTGGGATCTCGCCGCAACCGAGAAGACCGAGCTCAACGACCCGGACTGGACCGTCGGCATCAAGCTCGGCCGCGATAGGAATGGCGGCTACTGGCTGCTGGATGTGGTGCGCAGGCGGGCCAACCCGGGCGACGTCGAGCGATTGCTGCTCAACACCGCCACCCAGGACGGCAAGCGCGTCCAGGTCGGTTTCGGTCAGGATCCGGGGCAGGCCGGCAAGAGCCAGGCGCAGCATCTGGTGCGCGCGCTCACCGGCTTTACCGTAAAGCCAGCGACGGAGAGCGGCGACAAGCTGACGCGGTTCGGGCCGTTCAGCGCGCAGTGCCGCGCCGGCAATGTGAAGATTCTGCGCGGCTCGTGGAACGACGACCTGTTCCGCGTCCTCGAAGGCTTCCCCGAACTCGCCCATGACGACGAGGTCGACGCCTGTAGCGGAGCCCTGGAGATGCTCAATCCCAACATGAACAGCTGGGGCATCTATGAACTCTATCGCCAGCAGGCCGAAAAGCTGCGGGCCGAGCGCGAGGCGCGGGGTGAGGTGCCTCAATCCGTGCAACCCACATGGGCCCCCGGCTCCATGGAGTGGCAAGCCGAACAGGAAAAATTGAAAGCCGAGCGGGAAAAGTTGACGGGCGGTGGTTCCGGCGGCTGAGGCTTGTCCGCGACGTGTGAGGGTTGCTCCACATGCAGCTGGTGCTGAGCTTACCAGCCGGCGGCCAGCCGCAATTAGCGCCGAATTGCTGCGGTTTCGCCAGGATTGGCCGGCCGACGCCCAGCTGCTACGCTGTCGCGTCACGACGCAAAGAGAACAGGCTCATGGACGATCGTGCATTCGCGTCGGCAACCCAACTGGCCAACGAAATTCGCGATCGGCGCATCGGCTGCGTCGAATTGCTCGACTTCTACTTGGCGCGCGCCGAACGGCATAACCCCGCGCTGAATGCCATCGTCGTCTGGCAGCTCGAGCAAGCGCGAGAACGCGCCCGCCCGCCGATGCGGCTGTCGCGCGCGGTGAGCACTGGGGGCCGCTGCACGGCATTCCGATGACGGTCAAGGAATCGTTCAACCTCGTGGGCCTGCCGACCACGTTTGGCAATCCGCTATGGAAGGACAACATCGCCGCCGGAAACGCCTTCCTGATCGATCGCCTCCTGCAGGCCGGCGCGATCGTGTTTGGCAAGACCAACGTGCCGTACATGCTCGCCGACGCACAGAGCTTCAACGACATTTATGGGACCACCAATAACCCGTGGGATGCGACACGCTCACCCGGTGGCTCGTCGGGCGGCGAGGCGGCGACGCTTGTGCCGGCTTGTCGGCCCTCGGGGCCGGCAGCGACATCGCCGGCTCATTGCGCAACCCGGCGCACTACTGCGGCGTCTATGGCCACAAATCGACCTGGGGGCTGATCTCGACGCGCGGCCACGCGCCGCCAGGCATCATGACGCCGACCGATATATCCGTGGTCGGCCCGATGGCCCGCCACGCCGAGGACCTCGATCTGGCGCTGCGCGCCCTTGCCGGACCCGACCTGCTTCAGCGGGCGGCTTGGCGGGTCGAGTTGCCATCGGCGCGGCACCGCCAGCTTGGCAAGTTTCGCGTCGCGGTGTGGGCATCGTCGCCGCTGTGCCAGACCGACACCAGCGTATCTGACCTCTTTTGATCGCGCCA